TACCAAATCCCCTTGAAATATTGCCGTTGCGTAGCCAGCCTTAATTGTGTATCTGTTTTGAGCTCCAACTAATGGTGTTCCGTCTAGTTTTCTGTACGGTCTTAGACCGAACTTTTCACTTACGTTTGCCATATATAGTTTACTCCTATGTTTATTTTTAGTTTACAAAATTAAGAGCTTCTATTGGTTTAAATGGTTATTGCTAAAAATCTTAGCTCTTACGACCGCCACCAAAAGTTACTCTTGACTGCCTCTCAATATTGATTGGCATGTCAGGGTTCTGTTCCTTCATAAGATCATTATCGACTGCGTTCATTTGATCACTTGTGATCTTCCGAAAATATTCGGAGCGAGCCTTTAATATCTCCAAAGGTATCCTTGCCAGAACAAGGCCTCCAATCCCAACACATCCTGCATACTGACCTTGATTGATGACTGGAAAATTTTGAGCTTGATCTTTTAATTCTTCAGCTCTTACAAATTCCCAACCTTCTCTTAGCTTCTTAGTCACGTTACCCATGTCTTCGAAGCCTTGAATAGATGTTCTTATCCATCTATGTGCAAAGCCATTTGGTGCAGCAGGTGCATCCAGACTTGACGGTGGAGCCCATGTAGTTTTTTTCATTTCTTTTTTTCTAACATCGGACTCGCGTGAGGTTCTTTTTATTTCACTCATATTAATTATTCTCCTTCACGTATTTTGCATATTCCTCTAGTGGCACCCCTAGTTTTTTAGCGATAGCTATTTGTGACTTGGTGAGTTTCACACTACGGCGTCCGGCTTGGTTTCTTTGTGCAGATGCAACAGTTTGGACGGGTTTCTTTTGCTCCTGTTTGTTAAATCTTTGAGGGAACGTATCTCTCATCAATTTATCAATCTCATTATAGTACTCATCACTCTCTGCGTCAAACCCTTGACTAATTAAATCGTCATGGAAGGTAAATGCAGCTCCTGTTAGGATTTTGTCATTACCAAACCATTCATTCTTTTCAGCCCAAGATTTAGCCTTTTTTGAAGGTTCTACGTAGGTTTGTTGCGTTTGAGGTTGTTGAGTTTGACTAGGTTGTTGAACAACTTTGGCTTCTTTTTCTGCCTCAGCTTCAGCTGTCATTTTAGCTTTTTCAGCTTCAATAGCTAACTGTGTAATTCTTGCATTTGCGTCTGCAATCTTATCAGCATCTTGAAGTTCAATTGCTTCTTTTAATGCACCTCTTGCTTTCTCTTGTTCTGCATTAACTCTAGCTGTGAATTGTTCAATATAGCTTTTACTTGTTTTGCTATATTTTTGTTTTTGTTCGTCTAGTTGTTTTTGAACTCCCTTAGCAAATTCAAGAGCAGCTTTTTCTCTTCTTTCATGCTCTCTAACTTTGTAAGTTAGTCTATCGATTCTTTTTTTAACCGAATCAGAATATTGAGATAAATCATCTTCATCATCAGCTTTTGGTTTAACTGCTGATTCTTTTTTATCTTCAACTTCTTCTACTTTGATTCCTTCGATTCCAGGTTTTAATGGTTCTGTATAACCTAGATCAACTTCTTGTTTAGGAAGTTCTTCTTTACTTTCTACTTTTTTTTCTTCAACAGATATTGTTTGTTCTTCAACACCATCTGTATCTAACTCCACTTCTGGAGATTTTTTCTTTTCTTCTATCATGTGTAGCTCCTGTTATTGCGTAGTTAATACGTATGCAAAATATCCTCCGGGTTCTTAATTCTAGCAATGATTTCATCATCATTTAGAATTCTTACTTCTCCGCCTTCTATTTTGAATCTTGCCCCTGAATAACGACCAAATATTACCCAATCTCCTTTTTGACACCAAGGTCCATTAGGAAATCTAGTTTTATCTGTGTATGCAAGGTCACCAACTTTTAAGACATATGCACAAACCGTTGTTACTTGAATTGTTTCCGCAGTTTGATCGGATAGGTATACTCCACCTTTAGTTTTTGCTGGGCCTGCCCAAGGCAAAACTAAAATTCTCCAACCTGTGGGTTCTGGAAGTCTTTCGAGTAAAGATGAATTTTCTTCAACAGCTTTTGCGTCTAGAAAAGTTTGGGTTTTTTCTTTCTCTTTGTATGCGTCTATTAGTCCTTCTACATGTGCAGGGATTTCATTATTTGAAATCTCCGTCGTCTCCGTCGTCATTTACTTGCTCCTGTTTTTGTTGCAGGTCTTTAAGATCCTGTAGCAGAGTTTCTAAGGCTCTGATTTGTCCTCTAATATATTGAAGTTGTTCTAAAGAGTCAACGGTATAGGCAAGGTTTTCTTTTAAATCAACGATACGTTTTTTTATAAACTTAACTATAGCAGAATAGTCCACTACTCAATAACCTTTTTTTCTCTAGAAATATGCCCTAAAACAATGCCTTTGTGAGAACCTTCTTTGATTGTATAACCAGAAGTTCCATTACCATTAATTTCTACTTCTTTTCTACTTTTAAGAAGAATGTTATTTTTCTTTTCTATTTCTTTATCAGAATAGTTTTTAGCTATAAGGTCTTTTAATCTTTCAAACATAATTAAAATATAGTGTATTACTTATAATAATACAAGGATAAGATCTACCCGTTTTCTTGTTCTTTTGACTGAGGTTTATTAGCCATAGTTCTAGCAACTGACTCCGCAGAGCGTCCCACAACGTAACCTCCCAAACCAATTTGTAAAAGTGTCCATACATCTCCTGGAAGAGTTATAGTTATAACAGCTTTAAAAAAGAATAAAATTACTGGTCCTAATACATAGTTCCATACTAATATAAATATTAATACGTACATTAATAATGGTCTCCAACTAGATGCAAACCATCCAGCTTTTGCTTCAGCTTCAATAATTTTAGCAGCTGCTGTTAATTCCTGTGTATGAGATTGCATCAATTGAGTTTGCAATTGTGCTTTTAATTTTTCTTGTAAATCTTTATCTGGTACTGATTTCTCGATAGTTGAGAAAAGTATTTTAGCTAATGGAGCAACAGCATTTAACACTGGCAACATTAGAATGTACCTTTAAAAGGAACCTTTTTTACTTGAACAGGATATTGACCAAGAAATCCACCTTCTGACATACCTAATGTATCTTGAATCATTTTTGTATCTGGATCAACTGTTGGATATTCTAAACTTCTAGTTGTACCTTTACCATACATTGTTTCTGCAGTAATTGGTGGTTGACTTGGTTGATTATAAAAACCTTCTTTAAATTCATTACGACTTACGTAAGGATCTATACCTTGAGGGTTTGGGCCACGCTTTGGTGGTGGCCCTGATCTTTTGCCAGAATTTTTTTTATTTTTTTCCATTTTTCTTCTTACCTTTTAATCTTCCTTGTAAAACATCTGCAAAAGTAGTTCTTCCATCTTTATTTAAATCTGGGAAACCACCTTCATTGTAATTCATTATTCCGCCACCCATTTTTGATTCAACATCTGTTTCGTTAATAACTGTATCATAATATCCAAGTCCTGTTCCTACTGTTCCTATTGCAGCACCTTTACCTTCACCAACTATTTTACCTTTGATTGTAGGTTTTACTGTTAACATCTCTACTGTTTTTCCAGACATTGCTCTTTTTGCTGTAGAAGGAGTTTCACTTGTGCTTAATTGCATAGCACGTTTTGAAAATTCCGATGATGGTTTCTTTCCAACTGCTTTTGCAATTCCCATTGCAATAAATTTTCCGATGTTTGCTTTTACTGGATAAAGTTTTGCATATTGACTTTCTAAACCTATTTTTTTAGACATGTTATTTTCCTTTTGTAATTCTGTTTCTATCTTGCATCAACTTTTGTTGTGCAAGAGCTAATTTTTGAGCGTCTGATTTTTCTTGTTGCTCTAGCTTCATCTTATCAACATCAATTTTCTCTTCAAATTGAGAATCTTGATTCTGAATTTTGATAGCCGCTTCTTGAGCTTTTCTTTGCATATCTAATGCTCTTAAATCTAGCTCTCTCTGTTTTAACATAACTAGAGGGTCTTGTTTAGCCCCATCCATCTCGGACTCAGCTTGTGCTAATTCATTAGTTAATTGTGCAATACGATTAGCAACCTCATTATTAAACATAATTTGATATTGTTCTTGGTTTTGTTGAGCAAATTGTTGCATTTCTGGATTTTGACTTATTTGTTGAGCCACTTCTATGTTTGCTTTAAGTGATAAATGTTCAGAAATATGTCCTTGTAGTAATGCATACACTTGTGGGTTAATTTGAACCATTCTAGTTTTTAAAAATGCTGCATGTGCTGCTATATGAGCATCATGAGATTGTTCTGGAAATGCTTTTGGTATAACCATTTGCAATGCTTCCATGTTTTCAATAGCCGGATCTTTAGGTTGAGGTACAACTTCTGGATTTAATAATTGATCAACTTGTTTTGTACCTAACGACTCATAAACTCTTCTGTAAACTTCATGCATGTTATGCATTTGAGGATTAGATTGAGCTATTTGTAATTGTGTTTGTGCTAAAGTAATTCTTTGTGACATCGAGAAGATAGTCGGATCTGCAATTGGTAAAATATCTACCCTGTCATCAAAGTCTAATGCTTTAATAACTCTATCTGCATTGTAAACAGAGTAAGGATATTCCGGTGGCAAGTATTCAGCAATAACTTTAGCTAACAATTTAAACTCAACACGCATCGCATAGTACAATCTTTTATGAATAGCTGACATTACTCTGCTTCCACGTTCAAGAAGAGCTATAGTTGTACCTACTGCAGCTTGTTGATTAGCATCTCCTACTTGCATATCTGCAGTTGAAGCAAATCTTTGACCTGATTGCACACAATAATCCATTAATTGATACAAAGTTGCACTTGGTTCTTTGAATGGAAGTAATTGAAATTGATCTTTTATGTTTCCGCCAGGTGCATCTACATCTCTAAACTCACCAGGTTGTATTGGTTGATCGTCATCTCGCACACGCATGCCTCTAGATTTAAATCCAGCAGGTAAATTTGATAAAGTACCAGCATCTAATAGCTGTCTAAGAGCTAAAGTTGCTGTTCGAGACAGGCCACCGATCATATGGATCAGTCCAAAACCATAAAAACCTAGTCCAGGTAAGAATTTGAAGTGTGAAAAATATTCTTTTTTAACAAATTTAGGATCATCTTCCTTATAATTTCTATAAATTGATAAAATTTCTTTAGAATCTTCTTCAATTGTAACAATGTAAGGAATTTTTATATTGATTTGATCTTCTTTGTTGTCAGTCATGTACTCTGACAAATCTAAATCAACATGCATTTCTAGAATTGTGTATAAATTTCCTCCATCAGAAGGTTTAACACCATCTATTTGGTCATATTTGTCTTGAATTTTATCTTTGTTTGTCTCTACTGGTTCTTTTAGCTCTATCTTTCTATAAAAACCACTCGCCATTTTTTTATTTAAATCATTTTCTGATTGTTTAATAACATGTGTAATTCTTGCAGCATCTTTTAAATCAGTTGCATAATAAGGAACTACTAAATCTTCAGCAGGAATAAATTTTGATACTGCTCTTTCTAAAATTGCATCATAATAAACTTTTTTAAATGCAGATCCTGCAAGTGGAAGATAAAATAACATTTGATCAAACTCCGGAGTGTATTCTTCCATCTTCTCCGTAATCATATAATTCATAAACTCACTTACTCTTTCAGCTTGTTGAGCTATTTCATCTGTTTCTAATCCAATAACTTGAGTTCTAACCGGTCCTTCAGGTGGTAATAATTCTTTGTATGCTTGTGCTTGAAATTGTGTAACAGCTTCAGCTAATAATGGATGAGTGACACCAGCTGCACCTTTAAATGGTCTATTTTGTTCTGTGTATTTAAATCCTAATAAATCTAAACCCTTAATGTAAGCATCTTCCCAATCTTGTCTAGACTCTCTGTCCTTTTCGTAATCAAAAATTAAATCGTTTGCTATTTGAGAAAGTATTCTGTCATCCATGTCCTCTGCAAGATTGGCATAGAAATCTTGTTGAGACTCTTCCTGTACTGCTTCTTCAGTATCACCAGGAAGAGTTACAATTTTTTCTTCTTCGACAGTTACTTCATCAGTAACGGGATTATTTTTATCAACAGCCATTTAAAAAAGTTTAGTTGGTTTATTCTTTCCGAATCTAACTCCTCTTGCAAGGACAGATCCTCCACCATACATTTTTTTTACTCCACCTGTTCCCATCATTTTTCTCATTTCTGGTGAATTTAATTTTTTATAAACATTTTTTGCTTTTTCAACAATTGAAACTTTTTTAATATCAGATTCAGTTAGTCTGTCTGAACTAACAGCTTCTTGCATGGCTTTTTTATAAGTTTTCATTGGATCTGATGGTTCACTTAATGCTTCACCTGCCATAGCTACATCTCTTTCTGTAAGTCTATCTGGATTAGCTAACATACCTTGACTAGCTTTCATCATTTTTTTAGATTTAATTGAAACTTTTGCTGATTTAATATCAGCTTCAGTTAATCTATCTGAACCAATAGCTTCTCTCATAGCTTTACTATATGTTGCTTCTGTTGCTGTTCTTACATCTCTTTCTGTAAGTCTATCTGAATCAGCTAACATACCCTCACTAGCTTTCATCATTTTTTTAGATTTACCAGCTTCTGATAATGCAATAGCAATTGCTTGTTTTTTAGATTTAACAACAGGTCCTTTTTTTCCGGAATGTAATTTTCCTTCTTTAAATTCACCCATTACCTTTTTAATTTTCTTTTGAGATTTGTTCATAATGTTTCCTTTAATTTAAAATCTAATAATAATGCAAAATAGACTACAAATCTACTTTGTTGCTATCTTTTCTTTTAACTCTGTTGTTGTTAGACCTTTCCATATCTGGCCATTTACACTGTATTGTAATTTTACCTGTATCTGCCCAAATTACTATATCATGACCATAAGGTTTGGTATGTATCCAATGTTGCCTATAAAAAGGTAAACTAATTACGGTGTCTTTTTCTCTAGACATATTTTATTTTCACCTTTATCTAATTCTTCAAAGCCATAATACTTTAAAGCATCTGATATTAATTTCATATTAAATTTTTGATAATCATCAAATACAAATCTTGTATTTATAATGCTTCGTTCTGCAAAAAATATAGCTTCGTTTAAAACATCTTTAGTCATGTGAGGACCATCAAAGTGTACAAGTATAAACGGACCATACTCTGGATAACGTCTTATAAATTCTTTATCCGTCATATGAAACAATTTAAATTCTTTATAATCAGATAAATCTTTTTCTAACTGCAATCTCATTTCATTAGTATAATTTGCAGTGTAAGATGGAGAGTAATCATAATGTTGATAATCTAAATTTCCATAAGGATCAATTCCAATATGTTTATAATTTTGTAAACGATTGGCTCTCATACCATCCATTATAACTTTGGAACCCAGTCCTTCACGAACACCTATTTCACAAGTTAAAACATTATCTGATTTTAACTTTATCATTCTTACCCAATTATCTAATAAGTTATAATCTTTGGAATCTCCTCGTATCGTCACGGTAATATTATATGTTTAAATGTTTCTGATATATTTTTAAATTTGTTCTGTACCTCATTTTGAGTTGTAGTACAAGAACAAAGTAATAGAAATAAAGATATCTTAAATAATCGGTTTAAATATATTAGTTTCATCAACAAATCCACCTATACTATAATAGGCTCTTTGTGGCAATAAAAATTTTTTTAAAACATTATTATCCGCATATAAAGTCATCGCATCATAGTAATTTCTAGCATCATCTATCTTAAAGTTTTTAACTTTAGAGTTTTCTCCAAATGTACGAGCAAATATGTTTGCTTCTTTCTCTGTGTCAAAAGCAGCCACATGGTCATCAAAGAAATAACTATTTCTACCTTTAAAATCATAGATAGCTCTTTTTGATTCAACAGCTTCTCTAGGAACTTCTCTTTCAATAATAACTTTCCATTCTTTATAAGGATTGCTTCTTGGAACTTTCATTTGTTTATAAACAGCTCCATAATCTTTTGCTATTTTACTTAATGTTTTATTATTAACAGAAAGTTCGGAAGATTCTTTTACTTGTCCTGTTTTTTTATCTTTTAAAAGAGCTTTACCACTATTTAATCCATAATTAATTTCATTTCCAAATTTATTTTTATCAAACATTTTTATTCCACTATTAACAGTAGAAGGAGTAATACTGATAGCGTTAATATTTTTCTCAGCCATCTTTCTCATTAAATTTTTAATTGTAAAGTCTGCATAAGATCTGCTTAAAGGTGCACCTGTGGTTCCATCTAAAACTCCAGATCTACTAAGAGCTCCTAAAGAAGATCTATCAATTTCAGTTAGTTTATAACTTAATCTTGCAAGATCTTGTTGTTGTGCTTTTGTTAATCCTGTTTGTCCTCTACCTAATTCTAAATAAGGTTGTAGCTTATCAGTAATTTCTTTTCTTTTAGCATTTAATAATTTTAAACTTATATCTTGATTATAAGGATTTATTTTTTTGCTAAAATAACTTTCT